TTTTTTAATGATACTACAGGTGATTCTGGGTGATCTAATTCACCGAAGGCATTTCCTCTTTTAACAAACTCATCTGTATACTTTTTAGCTTCTCTTGCTAAAATGTCTTTTGAGTAAACTCTACCGTTTTGATTTTCTGATGTTGCTCTCTGCATAACACCTTCTACTTCAAATGTTCCTGGCTTATCCTTAGATTCTTTTAAAACAGATTTGAATGGTGTTACGTCTACTAATAGTTGTGCCATATTATTTTTTTTCTTCGTTTATACCGAAAACTGTCTGCTTAGGTTGCTCCTGTACTGCTGGTTCTTGTGGTTTGAATATAGAAGTTTTTGGTAAATCTATATTTTTCATATGACCACCTTTCATTACAGGTCCTAAATCTTTTTTAAATGCATTCATAATAGTTGGTGCTAAAAATGCTCCTACTTTTAATCCATCCTCGTTTTGAATATCACCTGTTTTAGTAAATACGCTTTGTATCTTTTCTTTAATTCTATCATTAAAAGATTCTATTTCAGTTACAATGTTTTGTAGATCGATTACAGCTGTTTTAAATCCTTTTAAACCGTCATACTGATCTGATAAAGCAGCTAATCCCATTGTAGCAGCTTCATTTAATGCCTGGTCGTTTAAAGTTTTCTTAATAATAGATTTAATAGCTTCTTTTAACTGCTCATCTTTACCCATAGCTTTTTTAATAGCTTTGTCTTTAGCAGCCATGTAATCATCTTTATCTATATCTCCATCACCATCGTGGTCAGTTCCTTTCTTTTCTTCAACTTCTGCTTCATCTACATAATCAGTGTTAACTGATACATACTCTTCAAATTCTGCTATAGGATCTGCTCCGTTGATTAAATCTTCGTAGTGAGTTTTAATAAAGTCTAATGCTATATCTTGTGAAATATTAGGGTATTTCTTTTGTATGATATCAATTACAGCACCTATTGCTAATTTTTTTTCTTCTAGTGACATTTCAGGAGCTTCTTCAACAACATCATTAGTCATTGCTTTTTCAACTTCAGCTAATTTTTTAGCATCTTGCTGTGCTTTTTCTCTTTCCATGTCTCTAATCTTGTCAGCTGCTTTTTTAAGTTTGTCAACATCAACTCCTAATTTTGCTGCTAGATCATCAAGTTTACCTTCTTTTAAAAGTTCTTTTGCTTCTTTAAGATTGGCCTTCTTCATACCGTTAAATACGTCTACTTTACCTTCTCCTCTCTTAACTTCTTCTTCTTTATCGTGCTTGTTAACTTTTGATGATTCACCTGATAAAAGGTTAATATAGTGGTTAGGATCTTTGTCAAGATTAGCTTTTGCCTTTGCAGTAGCTTTATTAAGATCTTCAGCTTTTATATTAAATTTGTCATGTACTTCAATTCCTGCTGCTTGTAATTCATATCCAATACCTCTTTCAAGAACATCAAGAGAATATGTAAGTGCTGGTCTATCTGCATATACTTTAACGTTTTCGAAGGCTTCGTTTACAACAGGAGCCTCAAATATCATCTGTCTATTTTTAAGGATTTGTACTGTATCTTCATATCCATTATACTGTGATACAAACTGAGGAAACTGTTGTCTCATCTGACGGACAAATTCAGATTTTGCCATTCTACCTTCGTTGACGGCTCTATATTTTTCTGTAGCTGTTACTGTTCTCATAAGTAATCAAACATTTTAGTGTGCGACGGTCTTTTTGGTCGCTGTTGCTGTTTCCAGCCTATTTTTGTTAATGTTTTTTTTGCTCTGGTTCCTTTGCCAAATGCTCGTGGTGTAGCATATTGTGCTCCGTCTCCAGGCGTAAATGACGCTCCTCCTACATTTGTAGTATTCGCTTCATCCAACTCTTGCATTACTTCACGCACTAGTTTGACAAGTTTTGATCTTGTCATAGCTTTTTTAGCTCGTTTACTAGCTCGTAGTATTGCATTAACTTAACTAGATGATTATCGTCTATTTTTTCCTTGTTAGAAACAGGCGTAATAGCTTTAGCCACTTCATCTAATTTTATTTTAACAACTTCATTATCAACTTTTGCAGATAAATCATTAACGATTTCACTTAAAGTTTCTAACTCTTTATTGACTATATTACGTAAACGTGTTCCGGAATTAACCGATGTAATAAACTCTTTTAAGATCCTTTTTTGTTCTGGTAAAAGATCTTTATATTTGTCATTGAATTTCTCTAATAAAATTTTAAAAGTTAATAACTTTAAATCTTTATCGTATTTAGAGTATTCTTCAACCAGTGTATCTTTTACTTCTTCCTCATCTTGAGGCTGTGAAGTTAGGTGCTCTAATATGGTTGTCTTATTGTTGATTAACATTTGTGGATCAACTAAGTTATCATTATTTTGAGCCTCTAATAAACAGTAAAGTGCAGCGAATGGTTTGTAGTCTCTTATCTGAATTGCAAAGAATTCTTCTATATTATAGCTCTCTTTTATGTCAGAAATAAGATCATATTTTTGTTTCTTTAAAACATTTTGATCTAGCTTTCTTGACACTTCAGTTATAGTCGATACTATAGCCTCAGCTTTTGATTGAGAAACACTTCTGTTTCTACTTATGAATTCATATAGTTTATACTCTTTAGATAGAGTAGATTTGTTAGCAAAATGTTTCTTTATAATAGAAACCGCTTCAGAGTCCTTATTGTTTAAGGTATCTGATGCAATTTGTTTTACTAACAATTCAAATATGAGTCCCGTATTACGGAATTTTGAATGTTTTATCTTCATTATACACGTTTACTATATATAAATATGTATTAATTTCCTAAATCTTTGATGTTATCTTCATTAAGAAGATCTGATTCAGATTCAGTTTCTTTTTCAAATACAATATTCTTAAGTGATTCTTTATTCTTATGATAGACAGCCTGGGTTGTAATGTTCTCCATTACATTGTCATTGTCGGATGGATAACCTCCATGCATACCATGAACTCCTAGAGGATCACGTCCTCCCATTGGATTATCGTTAGTTCCATAGACAGAAGCCTTTTCTCTTGGTCTTCCACCTTCTGGTCCTGGTTGACCCCATTCTGTGTCTTTATCCTCTACTTCTGAGTATCCTGTAGGTAAAGATGCTGGTTCTCCACCTTTCGGAGTTGCAACCGATCTTCTACCATACATAGAAGCTAAATCATGTGGTGTACCGTAAGTTACTCCAGACTTAGCAGGATCGTTTCCTTCTGCCTCAATTTGAGCCAGTCTAAACATCCTCTTACTGTCCTCTTTTACAAGTTCTCTCATTTCCATATATTGATCTTCTGATAGGTCAAAAATGTTTTCGAATATGTAATCTGTAGAGAATAATTTTGTATCCTTCATTTGATTAGCAAGATCTACCTTTTCTTTTAATAAGGCTACTTTCTCTTGTTCAAATATTACTGAAGGAGTGGTAAGTCTAATTTCAAAATTAGTTAAAGATTCCCCTGTAAACCCTTGCGTATATAAATGGACTAAAGCTATTTTGGTTAGCTCTGATTCCATTATCTTTTGAATTCTTTCTACCGTTCTTGCAAATCTAATATCTTCTGCTGCTAATGTTGCTTTACCTTGAAGGTCTCCTTCAAATCCAAAATATGCTTTTGGTATTTTAAGAGCTGCAAACATTTTAGCTTGTAAGTACTCAACATCTTTAGTTCCATCGTACTCTAAACCTTTTGTAGTTTCAATACGAGTAGAAGTATCACCTCCTCTAACAGGTAGATAGAAGTCTTCCATCATATTCTGCATATTAAATCTAAGGTTATATTGACCATCATCTCCTATGTAAGGAGTCTTTTTCATTTGATTGATAGTCTTTTGCATGAACTGCTCTACCTCTTGTGGTGGAATAGAACCTACATTAATATAAAACATTCTCTTTTCAGGAGCTCTCATTATACGGTGAATTAACATCGCATCTTCCATAAGAGTTACTTGCTTGAAAATCTTTCTAGCTGGTTCTAAATATGATCTACCATAAGGTAGGTAATTTGTATCTGAGATTAGTCTAAAGTGTGCAATTTCGTAATTATCGAATTCTACTACTTTTGATTCATCTCTTCTTTTTGGTAAGTAATTAGGGTGCTGTGAAGAAGCTAAACCGTCAGGATCTAATCTAAAGTTTACTTTAGCCGGATTTTCTGGATCTGTTCCTTCTTCTCTAATCATATGGTAGACTGTATACGGTAATACGTTATATACTCCAAACTTCTCAGCTATTTCTAACTTTAAGAAAAAGTCTCCATACTTACACATGTTTCTTGTCCATGACCATAAGTTAAATTCTATATTTAATACGTCATAGAAAAGGTTATATAAAACTCTTTGTATATTTTCATCTGATGATTTTATTGCTAAAATCTCATTTTGATCGTTTTTAACTGTTGATTCATCAGCTATGATATCTAGAGCTGAGGCTATGATTGGATCTGTATCCATTGCTTCATAATCAGAATATAGCTGGATCCTTAATGTTTGATAATTAAGGTTTGGGTTAAAAATGTTTCTATTATTATAGATGTATAATCTACTAAATCTATCTACTAATGAGTTTGTTTGATATCTACCGGTAGATTGAATTTGATTAACATCAGCTACTTTTAACTGGTCTCCTCCAATATTTCTAACAACTACGTCGTTTGAAAATAGTCTTCTTAATCTACCAAATACGGATTTATCTGCCATCTATTTGAATTTATATATATAAATAGTGTTATTTTAAAAGCCAACGCAGATCTTCTTCACCACGGGCTGTCTTATAAAGATAAGGATTTTCTTTCATATTACCAACATTTCTCATAACAGCTTGATTTTTAGCATTTAGGTTATTAAATGAAGATAATTGAGCTCTAGCTAGGTCCATACCTTGCTGTCTTAATCTAAGTGCAGTATCTCTTACATATAGGGCAGTTGCACATGATATAATTAAATCATCGTTATACCTATCTTGTGCTTGTGCTTTTCCGTTTTTCCATATGAATACTCTCATTTCAGCCATTAATCTTTTAGATTGAATTGTAACTGAATGATCTCTTATGTATTCTATCATTTTAGCAATTACTAAGGGTCTTGTTCTGGCTGACATAGTAAACCCAGGTACAAGTTTATCTCTTTCAAATTTATGCATATAAGATTCTACTGATTCCATATTAGTTGTAGAACTATAATATATGTTCTTATACTCTCTTTCAAGTAACTGCTCTATGGTTGCCCATCCTATATTTGCATTTTCACACACAAGTAGTGCATCATTATATTCTGATGCTATACCTACTAGTACATTTCCAAAATCTTTAGGTGAAAGTTTACCTTTATATTCCGCTACTTGAACACATTGATCTATATCAAATACGTGGAAGGCTGAGTAGTCTGTTGAATCACCTCTTGCTACATCGGCTACTACCATATAATCTTTTCTGTAATCTACACCTTCCCATACCCATAAGTTACCGTCTACACCTCTTCTTTCAAGAGGATCCTTTTCATATGTTTGTTCATAGAAAGACATATCATCAGGTTCAAATACTGTATCACCAGAGGCTAAGAAATCACAATCACATTCCTGACCTGCCATTCTAGGACCTAGGTCTGAGTCTTGCTGGTCTCTCCATTTTTGATCTCTTTCTGGGTGAACAGTCCATGGTAATCTTATAGGAAGAAAACTATTTTCTCTTGATTCAGCTTTTTCCCATGTTTGATGGAACCAGTTACCAACACCGTTAGGAGTTGATAGTGCCATACACTGCCCACCGGTAGCTAGGGTCTGTTGTGCGGCAGTAAATGTTTCATCTACGTTTTCTATAAATGCTGCCTCATCCATCAGTAATAGTGATACCGCTTCTGACCTTGCAGCATCTGGTGAGGATGATTTAGCTGTTATTTTAGATCCGTTTTTTAGTCTTAATGATAATTTATTTTTCTCAGTTGATGCTAACCTTAACCATTTTGGTAGTTGATCATACATAAAGATAACTTTGGTTACTAGGTTTCTAGCAGTTGCTTGAGTAGTAGCTAAAGCAAGAACGTTTTTATCTTTATGAAATAACATTAGCCACAAACTATATGCTGCAGCTAGAGTTGATATACCAAGCTGTCTTGATTTTAAAGTAATAATATATTGATTATCTTTAAAGAGGTTTAAAATTTTATCTTGAAATGGATATAGGTTAAATAAGATCCTCCCCCTTGTAGGGTGTTGAATGTGACAGTACTTTCTCATAAAGTACGCTGGATCTTTAGCACACTTGATATACTCTTGTGCTATTATCTTTTTTATATCTTTACTCATAACTATTTTATTCCTCCTCTAAATACTTGGGGTGCTAGCCCATTATTTAAGTTAATTGGATTGGAAAAAGATTTAGGATTTTCTCCTATGTAGTTTATTAATTGCTCTGGTGATAGAGACATAAAGCTACCAAAATTTTTAGATGTATCTACAAATATAAAATGATCTACTCCTTCTCTTTTAACATATGTTCCTGCATATACTTTTTGTAAGGCTACTCTTAAAGTATTTGTATCACTACTTGATTCGTCAGTTATATATGTATTAACTAATTCAGAATCATAAACTTGAGACAGTAAGTCTTTTAAATCTTTAACGGCTTGTTTATATCTATCAGGAGCTTGTTGTTGTATAGCTGGCATGAATCTGTCAGGTCTATTTTTATCTAATCCTAATTCTTCAACAGTGTCTAATATTTTTGCACCTCCAGTAAAAGAGTGGTCTCTTTTTCCTAATCTTGCTGCTGTTCCTTTTACTTCTAAATATTTTCCGTTCCAATCTAAATCTCCTTTTCCACCTTTCATCATTTTTACATCTCCTACTAATGTTGCCAAACCTATTTCAGCTTTTCCTACTCCTCTTCCTCCTTCTTGCCCTCCTATGTTGATAAGAAGTTGTACTGTATCAGAAGTTAATTTATCCTGTAAAGCTGAAACTAAGTTACCAGAAGCTCCTAATTGTGCAAAATTGATTGGCTTTTTAATATACTGCATGTAATCAGATAATTGATCATTATTAGATAGTACATTAAATACTCTTTGTGCAGCATCTCCAGATTCTAAAGTACTGTCATCTATATTTTTTGATTTAATATATTCAAAAAAACCATTTTGACTAGGTCTGTTTGAAATGTATTTTTTTATATGCTGTAGTGCTTCAGTATCGTTTTCAATAGAACTTAAAAGGGCTACTATATCATCTTTAGTTATTGGTTTAGTCTCTTCAGTTAATTCAGAGATTAATTTATCAAGTACTCTCTTATCTTTCGGATTATTAATGTCCGGAACACCTGATTCAGTTCTCCAGGCCCATTCAGTATAGAGCTTGTCTGTTATATTCATTATGCTTCTGGTTCTTCACCTGCTTCGAAGTCTACAGGTTCGTCAGATAAATCTGCTGGTTCTGCTGCTGGTTCATCTCCTAAGTCATCCCCTCCTGTATCAGTTCCACCTTCTCCTCCTGGAAAGTCTCCTCCTCCTGTATCAGCTGATCCAATGTCTGCTGCATCTGCTGGTTCTTCTTCACCAGCTCCTTTCATTGGAGCTTCTCTATATAGAATAGCTAGTTTATCTAATGCTTGCTGGTAATCAGCTATATTTGAAAGTAAGTATCTTTTGCCAAGTATCTGAGCCTCAAAAGTTTTACCTGTCCATTTTAAAATATAATCTTGACCGTTTTTAAGATTTACTCTAAATGAAGTAGGTCTTGGTGAAATCCAATCTATACTATCTACAAACTCTTTAAAATCATCTGTTTGTAGTTTTGTTATAGCAGCTTTTAATGTAGGAAATCTACCTAATATAGTGTCGGTAGCATCTTCTAGTACTGCTCCTTCTTCTTCACCTGGCTCTTCTGGTTGTGGTTCTTCGTCTTCTACTTCATCTAAAAGTGATTCATTTAAGGATTCGTATTCATCTAAGTTATGATCTATTACAGTTATACCTAAAAAACCAAACTCTTCTATTACATCGTTAGCAGTTCGTTCGTCAGTAAAATAAAAAACATTAGGATCATTAACCTCAAATTCACCTTTATATTTATCGTCTAAATGAGCAAGAGCATATCTTGCATCTCTTATAGTAGTTTTAATGTAGTACATCCCTTCAGGAGCTTCATTAAGCTCTACTAATACTTCTTCGTATGCTTCTAATATTATTTTATTAAGATCTTTTTTCTTCATTTTTTTCTTTTTCAGCTTTAGTAGCATATATTGCTTTTCTTTGAGCATCTGATTTGTATTTACCTTCTTCAAAGTAATCTTGCTTGATAGTATCTAAATCTATATCGTATTCGTCTGCTAAATCCATAATAATTTCAGCTGCTTCAATAGGTGTTGTTTCTCCAGATTCTATAGCTCTCTGTCTAATAATTGCATGAATTTCTTCCATATCACCTCTACCTTCAGTTAATTCTTGGTCTTTTCCTATATTAGAAACATCTTGATCTAACATATCTTCAAGTTTTCTTTTTTTAGCAGTTAGATCTTTTAATTGATCAACTACAGATTTATCACCTGCTTTATACTGTTTAGCAAGTTCTTTCATTTTATTAACTAAAAGATCGTAAGCTTTTTTCGTTTTACCAACTCCTTCATCTACTTTTCCTTTTCCTCCACAGTGTGGACAATCATCAGGACAACCACAGCTTCCATTTACTATTGGATTATCACAGCATGAACAAATATCTTCTCCTTCTTTAACAAACCTACTACTATTACTAGCAAAATGTGTATGCATCTCATCATTGAACTCTTGAAGTTCTGCATCGTTCATATAAGGGTAAATTTTTTCTCTTAAATAATTAATAATGTCTCTAGCATTTTTATATCCCGTACCTACATTATCGTCAGCATCTCCTATTTCATTTTCA